TTTAGAGCGTAAAGAACTAATGCAATCTCTTATAAGTCGCATTGATATTTATGAAGATGTTCAGCCTGATGGTGCTATTGTAAAGTCAATAACCTTTAAGTTTCCTGTGGTTGATGGTTGTGATACTTTTTCCTACACAGAGGAGGGTACCGTTGAAACAGTAGCATTATTGTGTAGGAACAAATCGAGCTGTCTTGAAGTAACATTAAATCTGGAGGGTACTGATTTAATTCCTAAAGCCAAAAATCCCCCTTATTCTGCTTTAAAAAGTTTCATATATAATAAGTATGGTGTAAAAGTTTCCTCGCTCCAAATAGCCCAAATTAAAAGAGAATTGGGTATAATTGAGAGAGAAAATTATAATAAGCCATCTGGTAAATATAAGCAACCAAATTGTCCCCAATCTAAAAGGGATATAATTATTGAAACTTTTAAATATTTTGAAATTATTTAATATAACCACCAACTATCTTATAGTCTATCAATGAGGGGCGCTCTTTTAGAGCGCCCCTCATATTTATACCACACATTAATAATATTTTGGATGTGCGAACTGGATATTAAATATATGTGTATAGGAGTTAATGTTTGGGGATTTAATTTTTAGAGGTGATAATTATGCGAATTAAGGGCATAAAAAGCATGGCGGAAATAATAGCAGAAAAAGATGCTGAAATGCAAGGTGCTAACAATCATTTGTTAGCAATAATAGAAAGGGCAAAACTCGGTATGGTCAAGTTATGTATCATTGATTTAATTGAGTTTTTAAAAGTAAAAGATGCTGCGTTAAGTGATGCATTAGACTATCGCTTAAAAAGTTTAATTTGTTTAAAGACTACTGATGATATTGATGAAGCAATAAATAAAGATATTTGCCTAAAATATCTGATGCCTGCTTTATTTGATGCTATGGCAGAGTGTGAAGTTTCAGATTATAGTTTAAAAGAAATTACTGTAGCGGTAGAATGATTTCATCTTTGGGTATAGTGTATAATCATTCTAAATATTCACAGTAATAAAAAGACAACTACTGCAGTAGTTGTCTTTTATTTTGGGTATTTTCAAAAATTAGGAGTTAAGAAAACAGACCTGAATTGTTAATGGTGTTTATTTTCTTAACTCTTAATTTTTTCTTTTATTTTATAACAGAGTTTACTATTTGATTGAGATACTGTGTTTAATTGTATTTTGATAACTTCATGAACTATATGAGAACTATATTATTTTATCTTTAGAAATTACTTGATGTGCTACTTTGATTTTAGGATATTTTAAAATTGTTTTATGACTTATTTTGTTTTATGAGATATCAAATATGAATATGTAGGATATAAAATTATTATAAGTATAATAATAAACCAACATCATCTGATGTTTTTGGTTTAATTATACTTTTAAAGGTTTAATTAAGGTTTAAAATTATTAAATTATTAAAAAGTATTTAATTGTACCAACTTCATCTGTTGTTTTTGGTTTAATATGAGGAGGTTTTAATTATGGCTTATTTAGAGAGGGTGCTAAATAGTGTAAAGTATCGCCTTAAAATATCAAGTGATGGTTTATCGGAAGATACTTTAAATAAGTTGTTTGAGGCTGGCGAGGCATGGTATGAATTCGAAAAGGCTTCAAAGAGTGTAGAGTTCGGGCATAGTTTAATGTGTCCTGCAATTTGTAGAGCTAATTCAATAAGTTTGGGTACTTTGTTTGCTGCTCGTGGTTATATAGTGTTTGTTTTGGATGATTATTTAGAGAAGTTTTTAGATTTATGTAAAGATTTTGGTTGTTCTGATTTTGCTCGCTACTTCAAGTTTAATGGGGATGTTGATACTTGTTGTTCGTTGTATGAGGCGAAAAATTGTTATTGTTTCGATACTTTGGAAGACCAAATGGATTGGGTATTTACTCCTGATAAGGTTGACCATCTGTATTATCGTAATGGTCAATCAATTCCTGCAAAATGGAACTTTTGGCGTATAGTTGATGATGCTTCTTTTAAATCAGTTGCGTATGAGCTTTTCGGTTATAAGGTAAAAGATGATATTGATGTTGTTAATACAGTTTCTCCTACAGTTAAAAATAAGGGTATTGATTATAATGATGTTGCGTCAAATCTTTATTACTCTACTGATTCTGATGATTTTTATATCAAAGGTGTAAAGGTTGATATAAGGGATTCCGAACATCGTATAATTCTTGGTGAAATATTCAGGTTGCAGAGTATGGTTGCTGATTTAAAAGCATCTTTAACTTGTGATGTAAGTGCTGAAACATTGGCTGTGGCATTAAAAAGTGTGCTTGATGGGTACAATGTTAACCCGAAGTTTAAAGGGGCAGAAAAAGGCAATAAAAGGGCTAAAAAGCGTAAGTTAAGTGATGATGAAATTCTTAAAATGCGCGCAGATGGTGAGAGTGTTCATAGTATTGCTACTGCCTGTGGTGTTAGTGATATGGCAATATATAAGTTTTTGGGTAAAGGCAAATAATATTTTTGGAGGTAATAATTATGGATAAAGCTACTATGTTATTAAAAGATTTTGGTTTAGGTTATTATGAACCTGTTTGTTTAAGTGTTTCAAAGGCTGTTTTATTAGGTATATCAACTAAAAAAGAGTTGTTATTAAATGATGCAAATGAACCTGTTGGCGCTTATGTTGATTTTAGTTCTTTCGGTTTTGGGTTGGTTATAAAGGCTTCTGGCGATGGCTCTTTGGTTTACAAAGTTCCTTGTAAGTCTTATAGTGTTGTTGTAAAGCGTAAAGCGGGTAAAATAGCAAAATTGCAGTTTATAAATGCGGGTATGGTTTTAACTGTGTTTGAAAATGGTGAAATCTTTTCAAAGTATTTGGAGTATTTTGCAAAAGATTCAAAATCAACAAAGGGTAATGCTTCTGCTGAATATCCTGCAATATCAATGACTTTTAACATTGATGGTGTTCGTATTATGGCGAATGTGAAAGAGCATATGATTGTTGCTTGTGCTTTTTCTAATTCTGATGTTGTGCGTGATATCGTGTTTGAAGAGTTTCCTGTTCATCATATCTCCCCTCGTAATATAGATGGTAATTTAAATAACTCCTACAGCAATTTGTTGGTATGTTCACCAAAAGTGCATGGTTTAATCCATGATGTATTAAAAGGTTTGGCGCGTCAAAGTAATATTTATGACTGTGGTGCGTATAGTCATTATGATACTTCTTTGATAATTCGTAATGTTCTTGAACATGCGAGGGTTGTGCAGTTTGTTGAAGTTATTCCTGATTTAAAGGTTTTGGTAGAAAAATTGGCTATATTGCCTTCTGCAATAGATGAGCGTATTGCATTTGGTGATTATGCTCTTGATGTTTTGGGTGGTAATGATGGTGAAGACCTTGAGTCAATTTATGATGATGATGGTTTTTATGTTTGTGATGAGGATATGTTTTAATTGGAGGTAATAATTATGTTTGTATTTACTTTAAAAGATGTTGTAGGTGTTGTTGCTATTGTCATTTTTGTATTAGTAGCGGCTATTATTGGTGTTAAAGAATTGTTGTATTTGCTAAAATTAAAGTTGCAAGTAAAAAAAATAAAAAGGGATATAGACTCTAATATTACTGACTCAAAAAGGTGTCGTGTTTGTAATAAAGTTATTGAAGTTGATGAAATGTTATGTGACCATTGTACAAATAGATTAATTGAAGGGTATTATCCGAAACTATCACGAGGACCTGTTACAGGTAATGGTGATGGTGTTTATGGAGTTATTGGTGAATTAGGTGTAGAATGGTTTAAGGACAGGAATAAATCAAAAGTTTATAAATCTTTATTAAATAAACAAGGTTGTCATTTTTATATAGGCTCTTAATTGGAGGTAATAATGTGAATATGAGATTGTATACAGAAAGTGGTTATTATGCTGATATGCCATCAGAAGACTTGGAAGAGTTGAAGGAATTATTTGGGGATGCATTAAGTACAGCATATTACTTCAACTGTTGTGATGCTATAGGTGATTGGGATACTTGGGTAATACTTATATTAAAAAATGGTAAACAACTTCTTATAACAGCGGGTGAATACACTCCTTGTTTTGAATCAGTTGACTTAAAAGATTATAAAAAATCTGTATATAAAGGTATGTAGTTTTATAACTACATACCTTTTTATTTGCTCAAAAATGGTATGTGATTGATTATTTTATAAAACATTTTGAGTGTTTTATAAAACTCAGGAGATTTAAAATTTCTTTTAGGATGAACTAAGTGCATAATTTTTATTTAATATTTATTTGTCAAAAGTATTGGAGAACTATATTGTTTTAAAAGAGTAATTACTTTTTGTGTAATTACTCTTTTTTGCTACTACAGATATTTAAAATAATTTTAAGATATTAAATATAAGACATGAGAACCAATTTGAACATTGTTTGTTGATGTTATTGATATTTTTTAAGTTTGATAAAGGTATTTAAGGAGGTTTTAATTATGAATGCTGTTGTGTTTAAAAACGATGATTTTTCTATAGAAAAATCGGATATCAAATGTTTTGGGGATACTTATTATTTTATTAAAGATTCAAATGGTTGTTGGGTTGGTTTAATAATATTTTGTGAGGAAGGCGTTAAAGTAATTCCTGTGACTCATCATGAAGATATTGCATTATAAAGGGAGTGATAATTATGCCAGAAGAGTACTTCGTTTCTAATGGTCATTTGTGCGGTGTAGACTTGTTTAAATTATTTGGCGGTAATTTGGCTTCAGTGCGAACTACTGCCTTTTATGGTTTAAAAGATTGTGGTTATGTTCTAAACTTTAAGACTGGCGAACAGGTTGTAATATACAATTTGGAAGATTATCCGCCTTTCTTCAATTCTTTGGCTTCTGAACTTGAATATAAAGAGGAGGGCATTTAATATGGTAGCAAAGGTTTGTGATTTATGTGGTAAAAAAATAAAAGATGGTTGTTCTCATATAGAATATAAAGAGATTTATTATACTGGTATTGATTGCTTTTCTGCGCGTGATGAGAGTGAGACTAAACATATATGTGATTGTTGTAAGCATAAGTGCTTGTCAGCATTATTAAAAGAGGGTATTGTAAAGCGATTTATTATGCGTATATTGGGAGGTCTTTAATTATGTATATAACTTATTATTATGATGATATTGCTGTTGTAACTTTAAAGTCTGATGAAGATAATAAAGTTTTAAAGGTTATTTATGATTCTCGTTGTACTGTGGTTAATCATGAAGATGAACATAATGTTGATAACTCTGTAGAGGAGTGATTGTATGTCTTTATTTATGTTGATTCTAAATGGTCTTTTTGCTTTTCTCTTTTTATTGGGTGCTAATCCTTATTTTAATGATGGTGATTGGAACCCAATGTCTTTGTTAATTTGTTTTGTTTTTCTTCTAAATACTTTTCAATTCGTACAATTTAATAATTTGGGTTTTTAGTGCGGATTAAATTAAAAAATCCGCACCTAAGCTTATATTTATATAGGTTTCAAAAATATCTTAAATGGTTGTTTTTGTCCCTTTTTCAATAATTTATGTGTTTTCTGGAGGTGTTTTAAATGGCTTCAAAAAAGACTGCGCCTGCAAAAACTCCTCGCTGTGATACTTATGAGATTTGGTCTCGTAAGGGTATTTTGCCTGAAATATTGGAAACTGTAGAGGGTTTGTCAGCTGCGGGTATGCCAAAACATGCTATTGCTTCTGAGTTGGGTATTACTGAGCAAACTCTAAAGAACCTTGCCTCAAAGCATTCTGATTTGGATGATGCTTTGCGTAAAGGAAGTGCTGCAATATATGCCGAGAGTACTAACTTTTTGCTAAAGGTAATGCGTGGTGAAATCGAGGCAGATGTTTCTACTCGTGTCGCTATTGCTCAAAGGTTTGAAGCGTACAAACGACAAGAGTTTGAGGCTTTGCTTCAGCAAAAAGATGGTGATAGTTCTGGCAATAATAATTTTAGTTTTAGTTTAACTATTGATGGTGTTGATATATCCAAATAAGTCCAAAAATGCTTTAAAATGCTTTTTATATAATTTGGGTATTATCTATATTATTTTATTTTCTTTTTGTGATTTAGGGTTTGTTTTGTTTATTTCCTCCTATATTTTATCGTTTCTTTTCTTTTTCTTTGTTTTCTGTTCTTTTTTCATAATTATGCCTCCAAGTCTAATTATTTTGGCAGAACAAACCCTTTATCTTATAAATTGGCATGTGTTTTCCCCAACTATCTTAAATGTTGTAATAGAGGGGCGGCACGCGTGCCGCCCCTCTCATTGTTAATGTGAGGTGTTTCTATTGTGAATTTTAATCTTAATTCTTTAATTCCAAAAAAGTTTTTAAAAGTTGTAAAAGAGGTATTGACTGGCAAATTAGATTTTTTAATTTGCAAAGGTGGTCGTTCTTCTCTTAAATCAACAGTAATTGCTTATATTATTGTTGTTGGTTGCATGGTTCTTCATCGTTCTGCTGTTTGCCTACTTGCAGTTGGTAATAGACTTGAAGATAGATTGGTAAATACTTTTAAAGAAGTTATTCATTTTTTAGGTGTCGAACAATACTGGAAACTGCGTAAATCACCAATGCTTGAGTATGTGTTACTTAATAAATTGGGTAAAGAGACTAATGTTTCTATTAAGTTTACTTTTGCTCAAAGGTCAGAAGATGTTAAAGGTTTTAAGCCTCGTCCTGGTACAGGTGGGTTTGCTTTTGTGTTTTTTGAAGAATTAACCAATTTTAAATCAGAGCATGAATTTAATGGCATTCTTTCAACTTTCTTGCGTGGTGAGGGTAAGTGTACTGTATTATGTGCTTATAACCCACCTATGAGAGCTTCAAATTGGGTAAATGCAAAGTATAGTACTTATGTTGGCGAACTTGATGAAGTTGATGAACAGGGTACTGTTTATTCTACTTTTGAGTTTACTATAACTGATAAATATGGTAATCCTATAACTCTTTTGAAAAAACAAGCAGTGCATCATTCTACTTATTTGGACATAATTTGTGAGCACCCAGAATGGATTGGATATGAACAAATAGGCATTATTGAGCAACTGCGTCAAACAAATGAGCGAGAATATCGCCATTTGTACTTAGGTGAGGTTTTGGGTACTGATGCTAATGTGTTTAGCAATGTTGTTGATTGGGATGGTGTTCTTACTACAGATGTTGCTGCTCGTTGTACTGAGTTATCTCGTGGTATGGACTATGGTTTGGGTGGTGCTGACCCTACAGTATATATACAGTTATATTATGACAGGGTTGGTAATGCAATTTATATAGATAATGAGTGGGTAAAACAAAAGGCTTCTTTGGATGATATTGTTCAAAATGTGAAGCGTTTGAATCCTCATAATTTTCCTATTTATGCTGATTCTGCAACTCCTATTATGACATCTGAGCTTAATGGTAAAGGTTTATCAGTTTTGCCAGCAATAAAAGGTCCTGATAGTGTAAAGGCGGGTATAAGGTGGTTGCAATCGTTAAATGCGATTTATATTTGTCCTACTAAAACAAAAACTGCGTACAAAGAGTTCAAAGAGTATGAATATGTAGTAATCAATGAGGATGAAATAACTTCTGAACTACCCGATAAAAATAACCACTGTATTGACTCCACTCGCTATGCGTTGTGTCTTAATATAAAACATAATGTTTAAATAATAAATTACTTTGGAGGTGCTGTTATGGCAAACTTATTCAGTGATTTGGATACTGGTAGTAATGCTTCATGCGTTGCTACTTCTTTTAAGGATATAAAGCCTGGTGCTGCTTTTCCATCTTTGGATGTTGTAAAGCGTAATGCAGGGTATAAATACAACCATCGTTTATTTAATGGTGATTATGCTAAAAACAAGTTTTTAATTTTTAGTATTGATAGTGTTGACCAGCCTTTAAATTATAAGCCTCTCCCCCTAAACTATTTTAAATTGTTGGTAAATAAATTGGATAGTTTGATTTGGGGAAATGGTTGTCAGATTAAAACTGGTGATATTGCTCGTGATAAGGCTGTTAAGAGTCTTGTAGATAAGACTGGATGGATATCTTCTATGCGTAAGGCTGTAAAATTCGCAGAGATTTATGGTGATTCTGTTATAAAGACTTCTTCTGTTGGTGCTTCTGTTTTGGCTCCTACATCGGCTTATAAGGTTGTATCAGAGCATGATGTTAATGATGTTGTTGGTGTTGTGTTTATGGAACCTTTATATTCTCAATCGGGTACTATAAATAATCCAAAATATGAAGCCAATCATGTGCGTATTTTAATATGTACAAAAGGTTGGGAATTTGAGCGCGTTTATGCTTATAAGGATGGTTATTTGGGTAATCCTTGTAGATGGAAATATAGAGGGCGTTGGATTAAAAAGGGTGGTAATTATTATAAGACTGATTTGGGTATCAATACTGCCCAGTATCTAAGCTGTAATACTGATGAGCGTGTTGCTTATGGTGAGTCATCTTTTAAAAGTATAGCCCCTTTGATTTTTGCTATTGAAGAGCGTTTAACTGTTGAGAACTTCGTAGTTGATGCTCATAGTAAGCCTCTTTTGCTTATAGGTATGGAGATGGTAACGACTGATGAATTATCTGGTCAGTATAAAATCAAGTCTATGCATGATAAATATTTAATTAGTTCGGGTGCTACTACAGAACCAAAATATATCACGTGGGATGGTAAATTAGAAGCATCTCAGGAAATAAGACAGGCGTTAATGTCCTGTGTTTATGAATTGAGTGAAATGTCAAAATCGTTCATGTCTGGTGATTATTCTGGTTTGGGTAATCTTTCTGAAGAGTCCTTAAATAATCTTATAAAGGGTTCTATTGATAGGGCTACTCGTGAGTTGATGGACTTTATTCCAATTATGAAAAACTCGCTATGTGTTCTTTGTAATTTAAATGGTATAAAAATTGATGTTGATGAAATTAGTTTAAACTTTTTGGTTGGTAGGGTTGATGATGATGCTACTGTGGTTGGTATTGTTAAAGACCTTGTTAATAATAAAATCTTATCTCGTGAATCTGCTCGTGCTAAATACTATGGGTATAGTCCAGAAGATTCTGAGGTTGAAGAGCAAAAAATCTTAAAGGAGGCTAATCAAAATGACTTTATTGGATAAGTTAAAAAGTTTTTTAGGAACTTTATCTGCAGAGGATTTGGAAAATCTCGCAGTTAAAGATTCAAATGCTGATGATAATGTGGTTAATAAAACTTCAAATGAAGTTTTAGATGCTTCTACTTCGACAGGTGGTACTGATGAAACAGATGATAAGCAATCCGATGCGCAGGTTGCTGATTCTGCTGTTAATTCTGATAGTGCTACTTCTACTGTAAGTGCGGATGATAATACTTCGACTACTACTGTAGATACTGTTATTTTTGAGGAGGGTTGGTTTGATGCTGATGCTTTATCCGTTGATTCAACCAAAATAAATAATGCTGTTGTAGCGGAAGCAATACAAAAAGTAATTGATGGTGCTAATAATAGGGTAATAAGGGAGGCGACAGAATACATTCTCGGAGCTGAACTCGAGGGTAGTAATCTTGCTGTTTCTCGTGATGTTGTAAAAGGTTTAATTGATACTTCTACTATTGGTGCTAATGGTGTTGAGGGTATTTCTCAGGGTGTTCGTGATGCTGTTTCTGCTTTAAAAGAAAAGGAACCTGCATTGTTTAAGCCTGCTGAGTCAAGTCCTCTCAAAGAGGCTTTTAATCCTGTTGGTAAGGTTAACACAAATGTAACTCCCAATAGTTTTGGTGAAGCCTTTAGAATAATGGAAGAAATAAATTAAAATTGTAAAGGATGTGTTTTGTTATGGCAACACTTAATCAAATTGCTAATACAGGGTTTTCTGGTATTGCTCCTGTACCATACGAACAGTATGCTATCAATAAATATTTAAGCAAATCAGATTGGTTTAATCTTTTAGAGTTCAAGAACATGGGTAGATTGCTTGGAAATGGTAATATCGCTGTGGATGTGCTTGTTTATGACACACCTCAGGGTGCTGAGTTCAGACATATTGGAGAAGAGTATGCAGAGGATAATGCTGTTGGTACACCTCAGGTATTTTACTTAAAGATGCTAGGTGGTGAATTCGCTAGTGATAGAGTTCTCCAGAGGTCATTTAGCAAAGACCAGAATGCATTAGAGGCCTGGACTGAAAGTCAAATCAGTCAGAAAATATATGGAATCATAAGAGCCTTCAATAAGGCTACAATTCAAGGTGATTCATCTGTTGACCCTGATTCTTTTGATGGTTTTGAAAAGTTTTTGGCTGCTAATCCAGACCAGGTTGAATCAACTTATGAACTTGAAGGTGGTTTAACATTTAATAATGCATTGGGTCTTGAAGTTTATATTAATACACTTTTTGCAAAGTTGGCTTATGCTCCTTCTGGTATTATTACTAATAGAAAAGGTAGTGCATTATTAAAATCTCTTGAATCCTATAGAGGTCGTGGTTATCAGGTAATTAATGTAAATGATAGAGAATATGCAAGCGTAATGGGTGTTCCTATTATAATTATGGAAGATGATGCATTTGTTGCTTCGGACTTAGAAACTGGCATACCGCTTTACTGCGTCTGGGTGGATTTGGAAAGAGGAATCCACGCAGTGGTGCCCCAGGAAGCCGCTGCATCTGGTGGTCAAATTATAGATATAGTAAAGCCTAGGGTTGGAACTAATGATGCTGGTGAGGCAGTCTTTGTGCGTAAGGGTGGCTGTGAGGTTTGCTCTACAGGACCTATTCTCGTTAATCCTTATGCAATATCAAAGGGTATAGTAGCAACTACAACAGCTACTACAGGTACTGGTGAATAATTTTAATATTGTGCAGGCGACCTTTGGTCGCCTGCCTACAGACTATAAAAAGAGGTGGTAATAATGGCTTTGGTTGTTGGTACAAACAGCTACTTATCTGTTGAAGATGCTGATGCTTTGGTGCCTTTGGTATATGATGAAAATTCCGAAGAGTATAAATCGTGGCAGTCTATGAATAATTCTCAAAAAGAGGTTTTATTGTTAAAGGCTACTGCGTTAACAGAAACCTTGCCTTATTTGGGTTCTCGTGTACCTGGTTATCAATCTATGGCGTGGCCTCGTTATGTATTTGGTGCATTATATGATGTTCCTGATATTGTAAAACAGGGTATTGTTGCTTATGGTTTAAAATATTATGTGCTTCATAATGGTGCAAATGCCGAGTACACTAATCTTCATGAGCAGGGTGTTCGTACTTATAGTGTAAGTCAAGCCAGCGTATCTTTTAGGGACGATGCTACTTCTGGTGGTTATAACTTAAAAAATGGTTTATATTCGGATATTTTCTTCACTTATTTTAATAAGTGGTGCTATTAAGGGGGACTAAATATGGATGCTTTTGTTGATATAATTCAAACATTGGGTTTCCCTATTGCCTGTGTTGTAGCCTGTGCGTTTTTTATTTATAAAATTGTCTTAATGGATAGAACTGAGGCTTTGAATAGGGAGTCAAAACTTCATGATATGTTAAAAGAAAATGGTGCTATTTTGGATAAAGCGGCTTCGACTATTGAGGCTTCTGATAAGACCTTATGTGAATTATCGGAAACAAATAAATTACTTGCTCAAAAAATTGAAATCAAATTAGATAATATGAGTTCTACTCTTGAATCTATTGCTGATAAAGTAGATGATTTGAGCTGATGGTGGTGGTTATATGTTTAATAACTACTATGATGTAGTAAGTTTAACCAGTTCTTCTACTGGTTATGATGATGCAGGTTATCCCATTCAATCTTCTCCTGTTTCTGTTAATATGCGTTATGTAAATGGCGGCAAAGAGTTTGTAATAGATAGAGAGGGTACTTCTATTAAATATACAAAGATATATCACTCTCCTACAGAGGTAAGTGTAAATGATTTAATAGATGGTCATCTTATTGTAGATGTTGAACCTGCTCGTGATGTTTTTGGTGTTTTGCAGTTTTATATTGTGAGGGTTAAATAGTTGTATTTAATCCAGAAATGCTTCAAAATGGTTAAATAAATATTTAATGGTTTAGTTATATAGTTAATTATAAAAGTTGCTTAAAAAGGCAAATAAAGGCTATTTTGGGTGGTGAGTAATTTGGCTAATTTGGGTAATCAATTATCTGAGCCTTTAAAACAGACTGATACTTTTTTGAAACTAGTTCAGGACAGCTTTAATGTTGATAGTGGTAAAGGTTCTTTTGATGATATATTTGCGGACTTTTGGAAACTCACAGACTCCCCTCAATTCATTCAGGCGGCAACTGCTGGTGAGCGTGGTCTTGCTGATTGGCTTCGCTCTCATGCAACCCGCGTTGATATAATTCGTGATGGTCAAATGTATGATAAGTTCTTTGTATTGGGTGAGGAACTAATAAATGGTACTGTTGCTACTACTTATAAAGCCATAGATGATTTAATAAATGATGTAAATCTTGCTCGTGGTTGGTTGAATAATTATAAAGAGTTTGAGCGTCAAATGATAGCAAACTCTTTATGGAATTACTATAAATTAACTGATGAACAGTTAAATCAAATGTTGGTGCGTTTAGGTAAAAGTGTTTTGGGGCGTGCTTTGGAACTTTGTCCCTACAGAACTGGTGCTTTAAGGCGTTCTGGGTACTTTAAAATTCGTGATGGTGTTTTAGAGGTTGGTTTTGATAGTCCTTATGCTTCTTATGTTCATGATAATATGAATATCGCCCATCCTCAACATAATGGATATAATTGTGGTGGTCGTGCAAAGTTTTTGGAACTTGCAATACAGGAATTTATGCCAGAGAGTGCTTCTTTTATAAAAGTAACTGGATATGGTGGTATAAAGGCAGAAATAAGGTTATCTGCTCGTATGAATTCAGAGACTTTATATTATGCTAAGTTGTTTCATTATGCTTAATTTAATCCAGAAACGGCTCAAATTAAGTTAAAAATAAAAAGGAGGGTATTTATATGGCCTCAACGATTTATGGTCTTTATGGGGCAATTAAAGCCCTTATTGATGCCCCAGATAATTATTTGAGTCCTACTTTTCAAACCATGCGTGATGATAAAGAGGGCGCGATAGGTATCTACATATATGAGGGTCCTGATGATGTTGTTGATATGGATGGCGATTTGGTTTTAGGTTGTTGTAAGGTGCAAATCCAATTCAATGCCTTTAAAAGTGCAAAAGGGTTGGAAGATGCTTTAGAATATCTTGAGCAAACTGTTGGTAATATAGAGTCATCTTTTATTGCTAATGGTATCGAATTTGTTTCTGCTTTTCATTTGGGTCCTCCTGCAATGTGTATAGGGCGTAATGAGTATGACATACAGGTTTGTAAGTCTACTCTTGATTTAAAATATTATAAATAATTTAAGGAGCGTGATTTTTTATGGCTGGTATTATAAATATGAAGGGTCATGTAAGATTTTATTTGGCCGAGGATGCTATTGATACTCAGACTACATTAACTGCAGCTGATAAAGTTAGTAATGCAAAAGGTTTTAGTGGTTTTGATAGTCAGTCACAGGAAATTGATGTAACTGATACTGATTCGTTAGTTCAGGAATTTGAACAGGGTTTCACAAATGAGGGTACTATTACTCTTGACTTGTATTTAACTGCAGAAAACTTTGCTTCATTAAAAGCAAAGCAGAAGGATGGTAAGAATCGTTTATTTGGTATGGCTGTATCAAATAAAGCGGGTGATACTATTTTATCTGTTAGTGCTACTGGTTTCGTTCAGAATGTTGCTTTGACAGGAACAGATGCAGTTGGTTCTGTATTAGGAGTAACTGCAGTAATTAAGATTAATAGTGAAATTGATTTTGATTGGACAGAACCTACTGGTGAATAATCTTTAATGGAGGTGTAATTATGGTAAGGCGTTTAACTACTTTTTTTGGTTCTAAAAGACTTGCGGAGTTCAATGAAAAGCATAAGTGTGATATCTTGTCAATAATGCGTATCTCACCCTTTGATTTAAAAGGTCTTGCTGAATACATACAATTGGGTAATCCCTCAATAAAAGATATTGATGGTGCTTATGCTAAACTTGATGATTATTTATCTGTTAGTGAAGACCGTTCACCTTTAACTGCATGGTTAGATTTGATAGGTGATATAGAGTTAGAATTCCATGTTTTGAGGAATTTAGGTTTAGGTTATAATAAGTTCAGGTCTGCTGTTGAAGATGCTTTTACTACTTATGGTGATGAGGCAGTAAATATACTAAATAATTTTGCTGATGTTGTTGAATCTGGTGCTAATTCTATTGGTTCTTCTGTAACTTCTACAGTTGATGAGCCTTCTAATTTGGGTGATGTGGATACAGTGGATACTGTTGATGCTTAATCTTTGGGAGGGGAGGCGTTGCCTCCCCTCCCTTTATTTATGTGAGGTGTAATTATGCGTTTATTAAGCGGTTTTTATTTAAAAGATATCGTATTGTGGGAACGTGAAAAT